CAGCTATAGTTACAACACCGAAATCTGCAATTCTTGTCAGTTAGCATGAAAATTGCGAAAAACATGTTAGCCCCTACGGACTCTGACTAATTAATTAGTGAAATTTACTTATAAATAAGAAATAGAGTCCAAAGGACAAAGTGTTGTTAATATACCCGTGTGAGAAGGGTGAAAAGTACTGAATAAAACCTAAAACTAAACATTTACTTAAATCTAATACTTTTCAATATAGAGTAAACATTTATTTAAACTTAAAATTTATAAAAGAAAGTTTAATAAAGGAGTTTAAGGATCGCGGGCGACATTCACTAAAGGAGGGACGCCAACAAGATACATAAAGGTGAAATCATCACCAGGTGCACGATAAAATTGTGCATTAGTTTGTTCAACAGATGAAAGTGCCGTAAACCCATGTAGAGCTCGACAAGAAAGAGTTGCTATAGCTGGTGGAATATGACCCTTAAGTACATTAAGAATTTCAACTGGTCTTTCAGTCGAAGTGTAAAGAGTAGCTGGTGAAATGTGAGAAACATTGTAATAAGGTACTTCAAATTCTACAAGACCTTCAATATTTGAAGCTACCTCAATATTAGAACTACCCATATCAAGCATTGGAACTGTTAAAGGAGTTGTAATTTGAACAGGGACACCACCAGCAGTAAAACGAGCAACCAAAGTATTAAAAGTGTCTTGTACGCTGTTAATCAAACCCACATTCCAAATATTATTTGAAGCACGAGGTACGTGTGTACGCGTGGAAATACCATTTGAAGTAAAGGTTGAAGATTTTATACGCATTGATCCACGCCAAAAAGCGTAGATGAAGTAGTAATATTCAAACTGACTAATCGTTTTGTTAGAAGTTACACTAGCAACAGGTTCTTGAACAGAAAAAGGTGCAATGATTGCAGCAGGATTAATATCAGTAAAAGTAACATTAAAGAAATGGCCAAAACGTTTAATTAACTGTCTTATGGACATTATTTTCTCGCCTATACAATGAGCTTCCGGGGACCAATTAGAATCGATTTTATGTGTATCTATTGTAACAGGGTGAACACCGTGTTGAGCATCATTGCGTGGAATTGCTTCATTCTCACCCATAACTTGAGCATGGATCTTATTATTGTATTCTTCATCATGTTCTTGTTTTGCGGTTTGTGCTTGAGCAAACGTAAATACACCACTTTATGGTACATAGGATGGACAAGTTGGTGCAGCAAAAGTCAAATCAGGCCCACCAGAAACTTCAACAATAGTATCAATAGATTGGAAAACACTGTTAGCAGCAACCAATGAATTCAAGACTTCAACTCAAACATTACCCGTAACGGAATTGTACAAAAAAGCATTGGCGGAACCCAACCAAGACGCTTCAGGCCTAATTGAATACATCCATGGTCTAGATGAAACATAAGGTACAGTAAAAGAAACTTCAGTTGAGGTTCTAAGATCAACAATAACTTTTTGAGTCCTCGAAACATCTGGTACGCCAGTAGAAATGGTGGTATTAAAATAAAATGGAATAAAGCTAATTCTCAATCTGCCTGAATGAAATTGTGTTTTAACAAATTTAAAAGTGTAAACAATAGAACCACGCCAATAACCATGTGAATTTGCAACATAACCCATGTGAGTACATCTAAATCTATCCGTTATCGTGCTTGAATACGGCTTAACTTTGAAAGGGGTAACAAAATTATCCCACAAAATAGCATTAGTAGCATCTGAAGTAGACCATGTGAACCTATCCCAAAAATTTGGGATTGACAAAACGTGGGAAAGGTCCATCTCATCGGCTGAAGTACCAGCAAGTCCGGATTTAGTTTCAATTTCATTTTGTGCTGATAATGCCATCTTGTGTGAAGTATCAGCTCCATCAAAATTTGCCATTCTATTTTGACCTCGCAATTTCGATTCACAAGGCAAACCCTGTGTTGTCGGTTTTGAAAAACCCAAAATCTTAAAGATGTTGGCAGCTTGGGCAGAAATCCAAGCAGGGCGTGTGAACATGTTTCCGAGAATTGGGATTTTTGACATGGTATTAAGACTTTCCGACATTTGCCCAATACCACTGCTTATCGTCCCTTGTTCTTTCATCTCTTTAATTTCTGAAGCTACTTGCGCAAAAATTTTATCAGGTTCTTTCTGATACCCCTTAGAATCCAAAAGTGTTCTCATATCACGTTCAGTGAATTTTCCCTCACTGATTTGTTGTCCAATACTAGTAAAATTGGGTGCACTACCGGTAAACACATTAGCACCAGTTGGATACTGCACGTCAACATCCTCAAGATGTGCCCACACAGTATATTCGACCGAGCCAGTACCTGTTATCTGATCTCTCAACTGACTATACACGACAAGATATATAGCTCCGAAAGAGCCCTGTCCAGTTACGAGATTATAATAAACATGGGGTGACACGTATGGAATACGCATCTCAATTTCAGTACCAACACTCAAGTCCAAGTCTGTACGTGGGCAACCCGACCTTCCCTGTAGAGTAGAATTTACTAAAGCGACGCGATTAGGCATATATTGAGCATATGGGAAATATTGCAACATCAAGCGTCCTTGTTGAAAGGGTTGCGAATTTACTTGCACCTTTATTACTAAAGTGGCACGCAAACCCACAAAACCTCGCAACTTCTCTAGATACATAGAATTTGAAATTAAAGCTTCAGGAAAATTAGCTGTATACAACTGAGTTTCAGTAATTGTGGCAGAAGACCACAAACCTGTAGAAATAATGATAGGTCGAGAGAGAAAATCTTTAATCGTGTGAATCCGTTCTTCACGGGTTGTCATTGACAAATAATCAGTTGAAAGACTGACGATATCAGGGACAGCAGTAGTCGAGGGGGTAACTCCTTCACTAGAAAAGTGTACAATTTCTTTTTGTTCGGAAGTAATCTCTTTATCTTTGTTTTCGATTTGTGAATTATTGTTTTGAAATGTAGCAGGTAAATTTCTTTGATGACACGACTACCTAATCAGTATCATCGCATAGAGGGTACCCTGGATATTGTGGGGCTGCCACTAGGCATCCTGGGCGGTAAAATTAAATAATTAACCTAGATATTAAAATAGCACTACTTTCTTCTTAGTTTAACCTCTAAAATTTTTATAAGAAAGCAAGATCACATTTTAACCTTAGAAACTATAAACATCATCTGCAAGATATTTAATATCATGCACATATTGTTCATATGTGAGAATCTGTGGTACAGCCGGCAAATCATCAACAATTCGCAAAATACCACTTCGAAGTCTATCATATTCCTCACGACCATGATAAACTATTTCGCGAAAAGCTGTTTCTATATTTGACATAAGAATAATGTTAGGATCAATTGTGTTTCGCGTCCAATTTAACATTTCATAAATTACTTCAATCTTCAATGGAGCCACAGTACGTTGCAATTCTGGACTAAATCTGAAACCACGTTTGAGAAAGAATGTTTCTTCCAAATTACGTGATTTAACAATGTTCCCAGATTTTGCTTCGTCTGTATATTCATGTTTCATTTCAGCCATAATTTCACTTATGGTCACTTGATTGAAAATTTCTATAGCCTCGTCTGAAATGTTAAGTTCATTATCATCACCATAAGCAATCATTGCAACAAACTTTCTAAACCACTTCATCGACATCCATTGAGGACATTTCTTCTTCATAATTCTAATCCAAGCAACACGCATTATACTAGAATTATACAAACAATTAATAATAACAGTAAAAGGGTTTCCGGATGGTTGTGAGTGTGTCCACATATAAACATTGTCCCCAAATATATGCACAGAGTGGACAAGATGAGTCCAAAGACCCAAACAAATTTTCAAAGTGTCCAAACCTTGGGGCGTTGAAAAATCATTAAATTGTTGGAGCCAGGGGACAAAAATTTCCCAAAAGATAGCCCACAAAATCTGCGCAACAAGAGAACCATCAAAATTTCCAAAATCACCTGCAATAACGTGCTTTCCCTTTGATTTCAATCTTTTTGCCATCCGTTCCCAATCTATTGAATAGGGATTAATTCCAACCGCTATTTCGTTGTCAATACGATTGTGCATGAGCCAAGCCGAAAAGGGCAAGAAATATTTCCTAAAAGCCACAACAAAATGTTGAGGACCCGCGGAAAATACTCTCGTCCTACCGGCATCGACTTTCGCATTGTCACGTCGTTCATCTTTCAACGTATCAATAAACAAAACATTTGAAATTTTTCCAGTACGACAATCTTCTATCAAAGCATCAACATCAGCACGCAATTGTTTTGCAGCACTGCTCTCAAAATCGTACTTCTCTTCCTTTCCCATCCACTTCGTTTTGCCAGGAAACCCCTTAGTCTGCAAATTATATGGAAAACCAGGAGAAGTTTTTCGAGCAACACCGTTCATCATATCATCACCTTCTACTCCAGCAACAGCTTCGTCATAAGACAAAACTCTTTGATATCGTTTTTTGTCCAACATGGAGTTATATTG